TTATCTTGAGATAGTAGCGTGTGATGCTGCTGGGGTGAGTGCAATTGTTCAGATAGATGATGACCAGATATTTTCAATATCTGGCAGTATCCGTTACATAGGACAGGCAGACACATGAAATTTGAGCGTTGTTTCAATCAGAATTTCATCCCGAGGCATCTCATCGAGCAGTTGCCTAACAAGGACTTTGATGTTGAGGGTTTCTATCAATTTATGGGAGTGGCTTTACAGAGTCCAACGCATTTGCTTTATTTGCTGATGTCGGATAGCAATATGATTAAGGGTTTTCTATGGTCAGAGGTCAATTTATTAGAGAAGGTCTTATTTATCAACTTACTGAGTGTGGATAAAGAGTTATGGGGCAGTGGAGAGATGGTGGAGTTAGCTTCAGAATTTTTGCATGATGTGTTTGACAATCTCAAATTAGAGAAAGCCTTGTGGATAACAGACAGACCGGCACTTTTTGAGAGAATGGGATTCAAGAGGTCTGAGCAAGTTTTATTAGAATATACAAGAAAGGAGGAATGAAATGGGTGGAACAAAAGGTGGTATTGAGCAAGTCAGCGGACTTTCTCCCGAGCAACAACAACTATTTACTAGATTGTCTCAGGAATTTGATCCTGCACAGCTTGTTGATATGTTTCAGACGTCGGTGGGAGATCCTGCACGACAGCAATTTCAGCAACAGACACTACCTGGCATCCAGGAGCGTTTCATAGCTGGTGGTGGAGCTAGAAGTGGTGCAGTTGGCAGAGCTGGTGTTCAGGCTGGTGCGGATCTTGAAACGGGACTAAGCGGTCAGTTGGCACAACTGATAGCAGGAGCACAAGAGGGTTCCCTTAATAGACAAGCTGGTCTTGCTACTTCTCCAATTATGAATACATTCCAACGACCGAGTGATTCACCATTGGGCAACTTACTAGGGCCATTAGCTGGTGGAATTGGAACAGCAGCAGGAGGCCCATTAGGCGGGGCAGCAGCCTCGGGGTTAACGCAGATGTTTCAAGCCAAACAAAAATAATGGGAGGCTAACATGCTTCGTGGCAAAGAGATTATATCAACCTATGATGAGCGTTACAATCAGAGTTGGGAGAAGTTGCAACCATTTCAACAAGAAGCCTTGATAGATGTGCAATATTATTTAGGGAAGCAGTACACTGCGCAGGAATTGCATTATTTAGCAGAGAATGAGCGAGAAGCGATAACGAACAACAAGATACGTCGTGCGGTCAACCTTCTTACTGGTGAGCAGAGGTTAAACCGTCTTGGTTCTACAATCACAGCGATCAATGATAACGTTCCAGGAGAGCTTGAAACAGCCTCTCAACTTAGCAGTGCCATTCAATTTGTGTTACAGAAGCAGTATGGATATTTCCACATATCGGATTGTTTTCAGGGTTCTTCGATTTCTGGTATCAATTTCAGTGAGATGTATTTCGATTATTCCCATGATTTTGAGGATGGTGATATCAGATTTTTGAGAGTACCGTATAACGCGGTGATGTGGGATCCATATTTCCAGAATTTCGATTTGAGTGATTGCAATTACATCATGCGTCGCAAGTATGTTTCTCATGCAACGGCTATGGGTTTATTACCAGAGAGACAGAAAGAGATAAAGAAACTTGTTGCCAACAAGCGAGATGGCAAATTTCCTGATATCCCATTTGAGAACAATCCCAACGGTCAACCTTTGTTAGCGTATGATGAATTTTGGGAAAGGGACACGAAGTCTGTGTATTATCTTCTTAACATGAGGTCAAAAATACTGACTGAATTTCCTGAAGATACGAAGAAAAGTGATGCACAAGACCTTGTAGACGATGTGAATAAGCAATTTGGCACAGAGTTAGTCAAGCTTATCACTAAGGAAAAAGCAACGGTCAATCTGTATGTAATGATAGAAGGTGAAGTATTTTTAAGTGGAGGGGATCCCAATGGCATTGGAGACTATCCATTCACACCTTTCATTGCTTATCACACTCCTGAATACAGTGAATATGATTTCAATATGCAGTCGTTTATTAGAGTAGCCCGAGATCCACAGAAAGAGCTCAACAAGCGTATATCCAAGGTCTTAGACATGATGGATAGTCGTCTTTATGGTGGTCATTATGCCAAATTAAGCAAGTTGACAGATGAGGACGATCTTTTTGGTTCTGGCAACCATGGGAATATTGGTCTTAAGGATGATGCTGTTATCGGTCAAGACATTGCACCGATACAATTACCTGATGTTCCCAATTCCATATTTCAGATGCAGAGTTTCTTCGATGAGAACATTCCGAGTGTTCTTGGTCTTAATGATGCAGCATTTGGTCAACAACAGACGAGTCAACAGTCCGGTTTCCTTCAGATGTTACAACAGAGTTCAGCGATGGTTGGTTTACAGCCATTGTATGACAATCTCAACAGGAGCCAGTCTATTCTTGCTTGTAAGCTTATCAAGATGGTTCAGCAATGGAGTGATGCGAAGATAGAGAGGATCACAGGTAAACCACCGACAGCGATGTTCAGAGACAAGGATTTTTCTAAATGGGATGCTGTGTGCACACAGAATGTCTTGACGGAACATCAAAGAGTGCTTTTTTTCAATCAGCTTGTTGAGCTCCGAGCAATGGGCGTTGAAGAGGTAACAGGTTCGATGTTGGCGAAGAAAGCACCTCTGCAGGATCAAGGTTCCTTCCGCGAAGAGATCGAAGCGAATGAAAGGGCGAAGGCAGAGCAACAGCAACAGTTGGCAGAAATGCAGAGGCAGAAAGATGAACTCACAGCAGCCCTAGTGCATTCACAGATTAGAGAGAATGAAGCCGATACAGTTAGGCAGACAGGTCGTGCGATAGCAGATGTTGGTTTGACCAATGCTCATATTGCAGAAGCAGATCAGAAACGAGCAAGTGCGGTTCTTGATATGACCAAAGCAGCCAATGAGATTCAAGATTTAAGAAGTGATCGTTTCCGTTCAGCGGTTGCCTTTATAACAGAGCTTCAGGAGCGTTACCGTGTCCAGAACCAAGAGGATCTTGCTATCGATAAGGCTGTTGTTGATTCAACATTGGCTAATCTCAAAACACCAAGTCCTTTACAAGGGGCACAACAACCTGTAGGAGTGTAAAATGGTAATTCAAAAGCTTGACAGAGATCCGAGTGTACTCAGTCAGATTCTAGGCGGTCTTGGTCAAGGATTAGGACAAGGGATACCGCAGGGGGTGGAAAGCAACGCATTGCAACAAATTCTTTCCAAGTCAGATTTCACTAATAATCCTCAAGGTTTCATTGAGGCTCTCCTTGGTTCGAATTTATCGCCACAGACACAACAGAGAGGGCTATCTGCTCTTCAAGCAGGGCAGCAATTCCAACAAGGGCAACAGCAATTGCAACAAGGTCAACAGAATTTAGAAGAGAGTAAATTCAGACAACAGCAAGAGAAATCTCAGCTTCGCGATGATATGATAAGTCAATTTAGTGAGCAATATGGTGTCTCTCCTGAACATACGAGAAATGTAGTTGGAGATACATTTGATGTGAATGTTGCTAAAGAGCGTATGGAGAAGAGTAAAAGAATAATTGATGTTTCAACGAATGCGTTTACGGAACAAATACGGAAAGGAGGTTATTCAACTGATTCTCAACGTTCACAATTATCCAAGATGGCGAAACGGATGGATGCGGCTTCTCCTGGTAGTGCGCGCGCTGTCCTCAATGAAGCGGGGATAACACAACCATCAGAACAGGCAAAGATTCTATTTTCTTTATCTAATAAGGAAAAGACAGCATTGTCTAGTATTCCGTCCATGTTAGAAGCACAAAAGGTCTTGGCATCAGGTGCGGATATTCAGGCTTTTAATCTTATGGACACAGCAATTTCCAAAGCACAGAGAGCAGTAAAGGCTATCGTTTCTAAAGACATGTCTCCCGAGCTTATTATTCAAGAATTATTCGATAAGGGTTTTACTGAAGAAGATATTGTGAAAATATTTGAACCAATAATTGACCAATTAACACCAGCACAGCAAGAAGCATTTTATGGATTTGAAAGAGAAAAAACAGGATTAGGCAAGATATTTAGCGGTGTTAAGGGTCTTTTTGGAGGAAATAAGTAGGGGTATCTATGTACAAGGCAATAGAAGAAGCTCGTCAAACAGGACATTCAGATGATGACATTTTAAGTTTTGTTATGTCTCGCAGTCCTGAACTTGAAAGTCGTTCTAAACAGGCATTGGACTCCGGTTACGATTCATCTCAGATACTTGATTTCATTTCTGCTACGACGAAAGAGGGCAAGTTTCCAACAGACATTTCAACAGATACAGAATTGCCTAAATCAGAAAGAGGGTTCATTTCTGGTACAAAGCGTGGATTCAAACGAGGGATAACAGGTCTTGTCTCTGGTGCAGAAGAACAGTTACCTAGAGAAGAAGGATTTTTTGAGCATCTAGGTGTTTTAGCTGGTGAAACAATATCTGATATTCCAGCAATGGCAGTGGGTGGTATTGCTGGTGGTTTTGCTGGTGCTGCCGTTGGTGGCCCTGTTGGTGGTGTTTTTGGCAGTAGAGCAGGTGCGCTTGCTGTTCCATCGATTATCAAGCAAGCTTTTGAGGAATATCGGGAGCATGCTCGTAAGGGGTCAGGTTTAACGTTTGCATGCTCGTAAGGGGTCAGGGTTAACGTTTGGAAAGTTTTTAGAGAGAGCTGACAGGATTGGTACAACATGAGTGAAATCAGCCATCGTGGGTGCTGCTACGTCCCAGGCATCGAAGTTATTACCTGTGATGAGAACTTTACCAGGATTTAGGCCACTCTTAAATTCAAAGGTTGGAAAGTTATTAGAAAAACCAATAGCGACTCTTACAGCAATTACAGGATCTCAAGCAATTTTGGATATGAGAATACCTTCGGTAAGAGAGATTGGTGATAATATTGCGTTAACATTTGGATTCCATCTTACATCAGGAGTCTACAACAAGATACAGGCAGAACTTAAAGCACAGAAGGCTCAAACAGGAGGAAGCAAACCTCCTAGTCCTGAAGTTGTAAAGCATTTCAAAGGGACTAAAACCAAGGCTGAGTTTAAGCAAAGATTCAAGGATTTGGTTAAAAAGAATCATCCTGATATTGGTGGCGATACAGAGATAATGAAGGCTATCAATGAAGAGTATAGTAGAGGACATCAAAAGCCTGGACGATTTGATTACATACGAGACACACTTAACTACTTTTTTGGAGAAGGGCAAGAAGGGTTTGAGGAAGCTGAAAAAACGAAACCAAAGCCTGAGCAAAAGCCTGAGCAAAAGCCTGAGCAAAAGCCTGAGACAAAGCCCGAGACAAAGCCTGAGACTCGACCTAAGCCAAAGGAAGAATTTGTATCGGAGACAGACAAGAGGATTGATAAAATCCGCAAAGCAAAGACTATAGAAGAAGCTGAAATTATTGCATTTGGAGAAGAAAGGAATGCTCTCAATAAGCAGAAATCGGAGATTGACAAATTTGAGAAGAGAATAACAGAAGAAGAGAAAGTACTTCGACAAAGAAAAAAGACGGTAGACGAAGAAATCAATTCTACTAATCCCGATACTGGATTCATCCGAATGTTTAATGCAATAAATGAAGACCAAGCAAAAGAAATTGCAGAGGACAAAAAGAAATTAGTTAAGCAGAAAAAAGAACTTGTGAAACAAGAGAAGAAGGTTGATGAAGCTGAGACAAAGCCTGAGACAAAGCCAAGTCCAAAGGCAGAGGTTGTTTCCATTTTGGAACAGACCACTCAGGCACAACCAAAGGTAAAGACTAGAAAACCGTTTGAGAAAGAGAGGTCAGTGGGTAAGAAGTCTCCTGCACCGACTGAGAAAGAACCACGAAAAGAAGAACCACGAAAAGAAGAACCTAAGAAGAAAGAAGAACCACGAAAAGAACCAGCAGAACCAGAAGTTAAACCCAAAGAGTCTGAATCACCAGATCAAGCACTGCGAGATGCTATTGAGGACTTCCCTGAACCAATTAGAAAATTGGCTCGAAAAGCTCTTGCTTATAAAGATAAAAAGGTACGAGAGGAAAAATATTTCGACATTCTGCGAAATCATGTAGAGAAGACAAGAGCTGGTCGTGTCGAGTCTCAATTCAAGTGGCGAGATGTTATGCTTGAAGCTGAAAAGGAACTTGGCAGAAATTTCACTCCGAAAGAACGAGAAGAAATCATTTATTATCGTCAAAATACTGAAAATCCGAATGTTAAAGGTGATAGTTTTGAAGCTCTTTCTAAACGTCTACCTGAAGAGGGGAAAGATGTTGCAGAAGAGATGGCACGACACACTGATGCGTGGCTTAAGAGATGGAATGATAATATTGTTACAAGGAATATTAACCCAGGAGAAGGAGTTCAGGAGGTATATCTTCCAGGGATCTACGAAGAACCGAAAGGGGGTTATGGCCCAATATTAAATATTGTCTCGAAACAATTTAAGACAAAGAACCCATTATCGAAACAGAAGACATTCCTCGATTACAATGAAGCTTTCGTAAAGGCTGGGTTGAAACCAAGGTATAAAGATCCTAGTCATTTAATGCAGGCGTATGATGAGATCATGTTGCGCCTTGAGGCTAACAATGAGTTGCTTGATTCTATCAGAAAGCTAGAGGCTGAGACAGGTCGCAAATTAATCATTACTCTTAGTGATGGGAAACTTTACGCACAAGCCAAACGAGGAGGATGGATTCCTTTCCATGATGTTTTTCTAAGAAGTTATAACGCAGGGAAAACAAAAGAGGGTGAAACCATTCGGGCAGTCCATGCACAACCAGCATTGATGAATCCTGACCTTGCTCCTGCAATGAAGGGTATGTTTAGAAAAGATGCTTTCAAGCCAGAATATCCATTTTGGAAATATTATGATACTCTCAATAATATTTTAAAAACAAGTCGTGTCAAATTGTCGCCTTTTCATTATTACGCATTAGCAGAAGCGGGAATAGGTGGATTGGGATTTGATCTTTTCAAAGCACTTCCCGGAATGAAGAATCTCTTTCCAAAGAACTGGTGGGATGAAGGAACTCGATTACGTGCTGACAAAGAATTTATGATGGAAGCCTCAAAGTATATTGAGATTGGGCGCATACCAGATCAAGAACAAATTCGTCAAGTAGAAGGTTTTTTCACAAGAGCACTTGATAAGTTACCTAAAAAGATGTTTGGTAAGAATCTTCAACCTGTTTACGACAATATAATCAAGGCAGACAAGTTTTTATTTGATGAATACCAGCCTCGTCTAAAAATCTTCACTTGGCAGACGTATGTTGAAGAAGCTATTGTCCGTCACCTTGAGAAAGGACATAAGATAACCCCTGAATTGATGATACAGATTAAACGAGAAAGTGGTGAACTTGTTAATAACCAATTTGGTGGTCAGATCAAAGAGCTCTCCCGTGTTTTCAATGATCCTAATATTCGTAAATGGGTACAACGAGCCGTTGGGTATCCTGACTGGTCGGTTTCTGCTATTAAACAGGCAGCCGGTTTCTTTGGAAAAGGTGTTAAGGGAGACATGGCACGAGCATATTGGATTCGTTATGTAATGGGAATGCTTTTGATTACAGCTCTTATGAGATTGGTTATGTCAGGTTTTGAATCTAAGAAAGATGAATCTAATAAGATACGTTGGAATGCTAAGAAAGCAATGAGAGTTTGGGATGAAGACGATCCTTCAAAATGGTTTTCATTTCCATTACCTGATGTTAACCTGAAAGTTGGAAAGGTGGAATTCAATCCGGGTCGAGACGAGAGGGGAAGGAAACGACATGCCCACTTTGGAAAGCAAGCTCTTGAGATTCCTCGTTATGTTACAGATCCCTTAGATGCTCTTTTCTCAAAAGGAAGTCCTGTTGTTCAAACTGGATTAAAACAGATGTTTGGTGCCTCTCCATATCAGGGAAGTGCTTTTCCAGTTCAGGGTGAATATGTTAATGGAGCAATGCGTCCTTGGTCAGGAACAATGCAACATACGATTGGAAGAGGTGCATCCAGAACTAAAGAACTTGTTGGAGAGTTTATTCCATTTGGAGTTCGCACTATTGGGAAAGATGGTAATTTCATAGAAGGTCTTGCGGTATGGGCTGCATCAGGATTGGGAGGAATACCCGTTGGAAAAGGTATGTCATTAAGGAAAGCTGAACCATATATTTACGACGCACTGAGAAAAGGAGATATGGGAAAACTCAATAAGATTGTGAGAGTTCTCAAAGACAATGGTTACAAGATGTCATCCATCAAAAGAACAATAACGACTATGAAAAAGTTCATAGTTGGCAACAAGAAGGTGGCGAAGAAATAAATCTTCGCTGTCAAAACCCAAAGTGGCGTGGGGTGAATTAGCCACAACAATACAGCAAGGAGTAATCTATGGGAAACCAATTACACAGCAATGATCCTTTTAATGGTAGAAGGACAAGGGGACAAAATACAGCTGAGACACGTGTTTATCAGCGTGATCCGACTACAGCGGACAATAATTCAAATGTAGGAGCTTTTTGGATAAATGCTTTAGATAAAAAAGCTTTTATAATGATAGGGAAAAATGCAGGAGTTGCCACATGGGGAAAGTTGGCAGGCTCATATGATTACCAAGAAAGTGTACTTAAGCAAACGAATTTTGCTGGTGCTGTTGCAACAGAAGGTAATAGATATCTTTCTACTGCAACAAGTGGTTCATGGACGGCTGATTATATTTATGAGTATCAAGGTGCTGCTTGGGAAGGAACAGCTCCGAGTGAAGGTATGGTAGTCTTTGACGAAGAGACAGCGGGTTATCTTCTTTATGCTTCTGCAGCGTGGGGATCTTTTACAACAGGGATCACAACAATCGCGGCGGCCACGGACACGAATATCACCACCCCATCCGGAGCTCAACTCCTGATTTGGGACAATTCTAATTCATGGGACAATAAAGATCTTACTGGTGACGTTGCTATTACCACAGGTGGTGTTTCGACTGTAACGGATCTTACTTTTGGTTCGGATGCTCAAGGAGATATTACAATTCGTGGAGCTGCTAATTGGGAACGGGTTTCTTTCAAGACAGATAAGTATATTGGTATCGGTAATGGTACAACTTTCAACTCCGTTCTTTGGTCTGGTGATGTTGCTCTTAGCAATGCTGGTGTGTCTACTGTTACAGACTTTACCCTTGCTTCTGAAGCTGAGGGTACTATCGCTCAGTTTGATGGTTCGAATTGGGTAGTTCTCGGTGTCGGTTCTGCTGGACAGGCTCTCGTTTCTGGTGGTGCTGCTGCTGTTAACTTTTGGGGAACTCCGAGCGTTTCTTCTGCTACATCGATAGCTAATGGTGCAACATTAAATGATGCTGGGACAGATGATGCGATTCTTGCATTTACAACCCAGACAGTTAGTGCGCCAACATTAACAATTCCAGACTTTGCATCTGTAAGTGATACGTTTGTGTTCAAGACAAAAGCAGAAACTCTTGCGAATAAAACGCTTACTTCACCTGACATTAACAGTGGAACAGCCGACTCTCTGACAGGTTTCTCCATCCGTTCTTCAGGTGCAGCGTTCGATCTTGAACAAGATACTGCGGAAGTTCTTACAGGCAATAAGATTATTTCTTGGGATGTTGGGGACACCAATAGAAGTATTACTTTGGGTGGTAATATCGCTCTTGGCGGAACTCTTACCACGTTGGCAGCATGGTCTCAAACAGGCGCTCACACAATTGGTGTAACAACCACAGGCGCGACTACTGTTACGCTTCCAACAACGGGAACGTTAGCAACACTTGCTGGCAGTGAGGCGCTTTCAAATAAGACGCTTACTGCGCCTGGGATTACCGGAGGTACTGCGATTGAATTGACAGCATTCTCCATCCGTTCTACTGGTGCTGCTTTTGATCTTCTGCAAGCCACTTCTGAAGTGCTTAGCGGAGATAAGACAATATCATGGGATGTTGGTGATACAAATCGTTCAATTACTCTCGGTGGTGATGTTGCTCTAGCTGGGGCATTGACTACACTGGGTGATTTCATTCAAACTGGTGCGCATAATGTTGGCTTTACCACCACAGGTGCTACGACCATAACACTACCGGTCGCTGGTATTCTTGCAGCAACCACAGCCGCTGGAACCGCAGGGCAAGTCATTATTGGCGCAACGGGCGCGACAGGTGAATTTGCAAGTATTGCTCATGCTGGTGGAACTATTACGTCGACAACTGGTGTTAACACACTAAACCTCGACACAGCTACATCAATGATACGTACAGCAACAGTGGCGGTTTCTTCTGGTGAAATAAAGGCTTTGGCTGGTTCTCCAAAGGAACTTATTGCAGCTCCTGGTGCTGATAAGTACATTGACTTCTTGGGTGCTGTTATTGCTCTTGATTTTGGAAGTGTGGCATATGACGACGCTGCTGCTGATGGAAATTTCCAGATCAGATTCGACGCAAGTACCGTAGTATCACTGACCGTAGAAGCTGACGGACTAGTAGATGCTGTAGCAGATGCTGCGTCCACTGCAAGAACTTTGGCTACTGACGTTACAATGCTTGCCAATAAAAAGATCGAGCTTTATAACGACGGGGCCGAATTTACTGGGGCTGGAGGAGGAGATGGTGTCCTTAAGGTCATCATCAACTACCGCATTCTTGACTTAAGTTAACGCTTGCGTTAAACAATTCGGTACTATACGATGCCCTCTTTGGTTAAACAGTCCAAGGGGGGCATCATGAATAAAAAGGCAGTATTAAACTGCGAGTTTTGCAGCAAGGAATTTCATCGTTTTGCTAGTCAGGCGAAATATCAACATCATTATTGTTCTCAAGAGTGTAAATCTAAAGCACAGAAGAAAGTTAGATATAGGAACTGCGAGTTCTGTGGCAAAGGTTTTCTGTTAAAAAGGAAGGAAGGACGATTCTGTTCTATACTTTGCAGAAATAGGAATACGATTGACAAAAGGGATGGTCTTATACGCGACAATGATAATTTTCTGATTTATGGTGGTATAAAAAGAAAATCGAAGAAAGTAATATGTGGTGATTGTGGTAAGGAATTGTGGGTTGTGAAGTGTAGAGATCATGGTGGTTATTGCGATTTATGTTCATCCAAAAGAAATTTACTATTGTCTGATTCAGGAGCAATGGAAAGAAACTCTAATTGGAAAGGCGGAAGCCATCATACATATAGAAGAATGTCATTTCTACAACATGGGGAAAAGTGTTTAGCTTGCGATGGTTCAAAGGAAGCTAAGAGAATAGAAGCACATCATATAGATTGTGATCGCGACAATAATTCGTTGAATAACTTAGTTCCGTTATGTTCAATATGCCATAAGGAAGTTCATAGAAAAATAAAATTGGGATCAAATTGCTATGAAGCTTTAGACTCGGTTGCACGTCTTAGCATTTGAAAAACGTCTTAGGCGAAACCCCAACCGCCAAGAGCTTTTCCTGGCGGTGGTTTTTGAAGGATTTCATCCCTTCTCTTCTAAAGCAACTATCTTTTCCTCTTTGGCGTCTACCTTTTCATCTGAGGCTTCTACCTTTACCACTGGGGCCTCTACCTTTACCACTGGGGCCTCTACCTTGGGTATTTCTTTTATGGACTCTTCCCTAACGTTCACTTTTTCAAGTTTTGCTCTGTTGTCTGCAATACTATTTGAATAGACTTGAGCCATAAGCATTGCAGCTTCATATGCTTCGTATACATTATATTCTGGTGGCATATGCATTTCAAAAAGTTTCTCACGAATTTCGACACAAAATTTGTGTTGCATTATCAGAATTGGTTCCATGGAGATCTCCTTTTTTTGTCTATGGATTTAGCACACTTATAAGTTTAGTGCTGAACTCATTATAGCCATTTTTATTTTTGTTTCAAGTAAGACTTGTAGTGTACGCTGAATGTTCACCTTTTTCATTGTCTTAAAATAAAGAGTAGGAATATACCTTGAACATCCACTAATCATTAGTGCGCCACCGGAAGGTGAGCCCTCCTATGGAGGCGCCCTTGTAAAAGGAGTATTTCATGACATTATCAAGAGGCACAGCCCCTACAAGTATCAAGACAGCTCAAAAGGAAGATATTGCATCGAGTCCCCTTTCGTGGAGAATGAATGCAAGCAAAAATGGTACAACCAATCTTGTATATATAGGATATGCTCAACCAGGAACGTCTGATTCGGATAACAACTGGCTTATCATGGAAAACACTTATGATACCTCTGGCAATGTTGTTATGCGCAAACATGCTAATAACAGTTTAGCACATGTTGTTTTTGATCAGATATGGGATGACAGTTCGGCATTGACAATTACAGCTATAACGAAAGCTGCAGATGCAGAGGTAACGACATCGGCTGCTCATGGATATTCAACAGGAGATAAAATTGAGATAATATCTTCGGATATGACAGAAGTGAACTCCGATGGGTATGGGTCGATTGTATTTACGATTACGAAGGTGGATGCAACGAAGTTTACATTGGGCGTGAATTCCTCTGGATATGTTGGTGTTGGAACATCAGGTTCATCTTACAAACGTGATTACTTGAATCTTACATACGCTTAATAAGGAGTGACTTATGCCTATAAGTATCAACCCCTTCACGGGGCTAATCGATGAAATCGGTGTTCCTAGACTTGAGATGGCAAGAGCCCCAACGAGTGCAGACTATCAGTTTGCTTTAGGAACTGAATGGGTGGACACTGATGCCGGTGATCTTTGGTTTTTGGCGACCAAAAGTGGAGTAACTGGAACTTGGAAACAGATTGTCGGTGGAAGCACAGGAATTACTCAGGTTGATACCGATTCTGGTTCTGCGAGTCCTGTCGCTGGTGTTATTGATATTGTCGGTGGCGAGGGAATAGACACATCAGGGGCTACAAATGTTATAACGATCACTGGTGAGGATGCAACGACATCAAATAAAGGTATAGCTTCCTTTGCCACAGCGGATTTCGGAGTTACTTCCGGTGCTGTTTCATTGGCTGACACCGTTGTAAAGAGTGTAACTACAGATTCAGGTGCCTTGACTCCATCTTCTCATTCTTTCTCGATATTAGGTGGAGAAGGAATGGATGCAACGCATGCTGGAACTGTTATAACTGTTGCTGGTGAGGATGCTACGACAACAAATAAAGGTATTGCTTCGTTTGATACCTATGATTTCAGTATAAGTTCAGGAGCAGTATCTCTTCGTCCTGGTTCTCAATTGGTTTTTGTCGGGAAGTGGGGTAATGATAGTGCTGACGGTCTTACATATTCTAGTGCTAAGCTGACGGTTCAAGGTGCTATTGATTCGATCACTGATAATACAACAAGCAAGCGTTATGTAGTCATGATCTACCCTGGCACATACACAGAAGATATCGTGTTGGAAGACTGGGTGTCTTTGAAGGGTATCGGGCAACCGAACTATGTTATAATTGCAGGCACGAATTCTGCTCCGCTTCTTACATTTGATACCGATTCATCGTCTACATTCGTTGAGAACATATTATTTCAACTCGCTCCGACAACAGATGCTCAAAGTATAGCGACAATGACAAACGGAACGCATAAGTTTGAAGGATGTAAATTCCAGGTAACATCCTCGACACAAGATATCGGAGCTAATGTTATTAATCAGAGCGGTGGCACACTTTTCATCGACAATTGTAATTTAAGTTACACAATGTCCGCTACTGCTACTACGACAGCAAAAGAACACATTATACTAAATCTTAGTGGAACGCACACTACAAAAGTTTCTGGTTTTATCCGCACAGCAATTTCGATTGCGGATACTGATGACAACTTCACTTTTGTGAAAGAAGTTGGAACAACGACAAAACTTGAACTGAGACGAATAGATTCAGATGTGCAGACAACGAATGCTGCTCATACTGGAACGGTTAAGTTTTTGGATACCACAGCGGCTGGTGTTGAGCATACGAGAGAGATAACGAATAATGCTGTAGATTTCATTCAGACTACGGGGACACCCAACAACTTCTGCTATCCGTATGTCATCGACAGCACGAGTAATGATGCTCACATTCACTCTTCTGGTAACATTATTCATGCCAGCGGTTATGGAACGAGTGTTTTCGCAACTATAGCAACCGGTGACACTGTTCTCTCTAATTTTGATGATGTCGAGATAGACACAACACATACCGGTGCAGGGACGTTTACATATGCCTTTTCTCACGAAGATGGTGAGTTTGATACTCAAACACTCAATTTAACGACAGCATTTAATTTCGATAAAGACTTGGGAACCCTTGCTACTGGTGAGCAGGAATATGCATGGGAGTGTTCTGTAGATGCAGCAAGCACTACCGGCGGTGATATGCATGTCATTGATGTTTCACTCACTGAGGCATCAGGCGGAGCAGAAGTCGTCGCTATGGGTACACACACAGGGGTGGACGTTATACATCAGCACGTCGGAACCGCAGCAACAGCCGACAAGTGTTGGAGCGTGGACAGTGCTGCATGGACTGACAGGACAACAGCGTTCGGTTCTGCTGGAACTGATGTGCAGATATTTGCTGCTGATGATGATTATATTTACATTGGCGATATAGCGATGTTTGATGTTGTCAACTTCGTTGCAACAACGGCAGCTAGTGTTGATTTGAAATTCACTTTTGAATACTGGAATAGTTCCTGGACATCTTTCTCACCACTAGACACCACTAGTGGCTTTTCTCAGAACGGAAGTATTGCGATCCCAGATTTGTCAGCGGATTGGACGACAACACAAGTCAATGGAGAAGGTGACGGTCCTTGGTATTATGTGAGATTGAAGCGCACAAAGAACCATGTCGTAACTGCTCCCACAGAGGACACTATCAAGATCACGTCAACGTCTGGCGGGGAATATTCTTGGGATAAGGACGGAGTTATTACTTGCAAAGAGCTAAAGCCCTCGACAGACCTTGCGGTGCAGTACGGAGGCACAGGAGCAAGCACGTTGACTAACCACGGTCTGCTTGTTGGTTCTGGAACTTCAGCCGTAACTGCTTTAACTGTGGGAACAAATGGTCAGTTATGCATTGGCTCAACGGGTGCTGATCCCGTTTTTGGAACCCCTGGAAGCTCCGACAGCACTATCACTTGGACTCTTGGAGCTGGGACGCTTACTGCGCAGGCACGAGCAGGAGGTGAAGGGCAAACAGGGGTATTAGAACTCGCCACAGGAGCTGAAACGACCACGGGAACCAGTACAGCACTTGCCGTACATCCTGACGGATTGGATACACGACTTGGTGCGCAGACTGATCATGGTGTAATTCTTGGTGGAGGTGGTGCAGGTTTCAACCTTGGCGTGACTGCTGTTGGAAGTACAGGTACAATCTTAACGGGAGTATCGGGAGCCGATCCTGCGTGGACTACTGCAACCTATCCTGCAACTACGGCTCAAGGTGATCTTTTATTGAGTGCTTCCGCAAATACGATTACAGCATTGACAAAAGATGCAAATGCCACACGATATCTTTCTAATACAGGAGCAAATAATAATGCTGCATGGGCGCAAGTTGATGTGTCAAATGGTGTTACAGGCACACTTCCTGTTACAAACGGTGGAACGGGTGTGGCTACTCTCACAACAGCATATGGTGTCCTCTGTGCAGGCACGACAGCAACGGGGGCTGTGCAGCCCTTGGGTGCCTTGGGTGGAGCCGGAACAGTATTGACGTCCAATGGGGCCGCAGCATTACCAAGTTTCCAAGCCGCTGCAACTCCTTTCACATGGAACATCGTCACTGATGCATCGGATACCATGGTCGCAGATAATGGCTATATCTGCAATAGGGGGACACTCGTCACTTTGACTCTCCCCGCTAGTGTTAGTTTGGGGGATTCTTTTAAAGTCGTAAATATTGGTGCTGGCTTTGTTAAGATAGCACAGAATGCTTCCGATGATTTGAGATATGGAATATCGACAACGACCACAGGTGCAGGAGGTGACATTACCTGTACAGCTCTTGGTGATGCAGTAGAAATCGTGGGACAAGCAGCCAATACATATCTCGTTACTTCATCTATTGGAAATTGGGACATAACATAAGGAGTTTTTATGGGTTGTAGAGAAGAATTTTATAAAGATGGGAAGCTACTCAAGGTAGTTGACACTCGCAAAGTCGAGGAAGAGAAGACCGAACGTATCAGGTCTTTGAAAGAAGGAGCTAAAAAGGCTCTTGCAAAAACTGACTGGATGGTAGTCAGAAATTTTGAAATAGGAAAGGCCATTGATGCTGAAATAGTGAAAAAAAGATCAGATATGAGATTAGAAATTGAGAAAATTGAGAGTGATTTCGGGAGCATAAAGACTCTTGAAGAATATGACAAGTATTATGGGTATGCCAATTTTAAGCTATTGAAGAAGCGTCTGGAAGCTTTATAGGAGTAATTATGTCACAGAACAGTGTAAACACGGACATGCCTATTCAGGTTGCTAAAGGAGGCACGGGAGCTGCTTCACATACGGCATACTCCGTTCTCTGTGGAGGAACTACTTCAACCAGCGATATTCAGCCTATTGCAGGGGTTGGCTCGGCTGGTCAAGCTTTAATCTCTAATGGGGCTGCCACACTGCCAACCTTTCAGAATCAATCAGGGGGGAGCAGTCCAAGCTATAGTGTAGGATTTAATAATGATCAACTCCCATCATCACATTACCATCTTTTATCACTAAATGATCGTATAACCGACATCCCTTCAGGTCGAGATGTCGCTGATGAATTTTTTGCTCAATCTTTTGTTATTCGAGCGGATGTAACTGCTGCTACAACAGCATTATATGTTACAGATTCTTCAGCAAGTCAAAAATTCCGGTTTGCAATTTTCACAGACAGTTCGGGTGATTTTGGCACGAGACTTTTCGAGTCTGGCGAACTTGATGCATCTACAAACGGATTAAAAACATATTCGTCATCCGTATCATATAGCGCAGGCCCAGCGTGGCTAGTGATCGTTGCTAAAAACACAACCGATTTGGATGTTGAAGCCTGTACTTACACTATTAATACAGCAAAACATTGCAATGCAAGCGGTTCAGTAATTTATAACGGACATGCTTGGGCTGGAACATATGGGGAAATAGCGTCTGATTTAACTTTCAGTGGAAAAACAATAACAAGTAGCACAAAAAGTCTAACATCAATGTTTATTACAATAAGTTAGGAGTAATTATGTCACAGAACAGTGTAAACACGGACATGCCTATTCAGGTTGCTAAAGGAGGCACGGGAGCTGCCTCACATACGGCATACTCCGTTCTCTGTGGAGGAACTACTTCAACCAGCGATATTCAGCCTATTGCAGGGGTTGGCTCGGCTGGTCAAGCCCTCACATCCAATGGAGCAGGAGTATTGCCAACCTTTCAGAATCAATCAGGGGGAGGTGGTGCTGATCTTACGGTTGACTACAACAATGATTATTTGCAATCCTCTCATTATCATTGTGTCTTTGTTAATTTAAACGACACTACAGCAATATCAGATTTGGGAGGTGTTGCAGATGCCTTTTATGCTCATCCTGTAATTATTCGAGCGGACGTAACCGCTGCTACAACAGCATTGTATCTTGGTGATCCTGGTAGTGACCAAGAATTCCGGTTTGCGATATTCACTGATGATGCAGGGGATTTTGGAACGAGATTGTTCGAGTCTGGTGAGATTGATGCGACTTTTTCTGGAGCAAAAATATATTCGTCATCCGTATCATATAGCGCAGGCCCAGCGTGGCTAGTGATCGCTGTAAAAAATGCTAATGATTTCGGCTTGCGTGAATGTGACCAAACAGTAAATGCGGGTTGGATTGCAAATCCTATAAGTGCAGATAATGTTGGTTTTCTTCACTGGACAGGAACATATGGGGAAATAGCGTCTGATTTAACTTTCAGTGGAAAAAGCTTGACTGCGAGTTTAGAAGATCCAGCTTTTTTATATATTACAATAAGTTAGGAGTAATTATGTCACAGAACAGTGTAAACACGGACATGCCTATTCAGGTTGCTAAAGGAGGCACGGGAGCTGCTTCACATACGGCATACTCCGTTCTCTGTGGAGGAACTGCTTCAACCAGCGATATTCAGCCTATTGCAGGGGTTGGCTCGGCTGGTCAAGCCCTCACATCCAATGGAGCAGGAGTATTGCCAACCTTTCAATCACCCTCAGGGGGTGGAAATGAATTAGGAACAGGTTTTAACGATGATTTTCTTGCTGCAACCGAATACCATACATTATCTTTAATGGGAGAGAACATTGATGCAGATGAAAGTTTAGCAGTAACTAATCTTTTTTATGTTTTTCCAATATATGTTCGAGCGGATGTAACTGCTGCTACAACAGCATTATATGTCTCAACAGCTTCAGCAAGTCAAAAATTCCGGTTTGCAATTTTCACAGACAGTTCGGGTGATTTTGGCACGAGACTTTTCGAGTCTGGCGAACTTGATGCATCTACAACTGGATTAAAAACATATTCGTCATCCGTATCATATAGCGCAGGCCCAGTGTGGCTAGTGATCGCTGTAAAAAATACATCCGCATTAGAATTTCCGTCGGCAAGGTATTTTTGGAATAGAGGACTAATTGTTGATGGTCTACTCAGTGTGCCATCTTCATGTCTTGCTTGGGCTGGAACATATGGGGAAATAGCATCTGATCTAACTTTCAGTGGAAAAACAATTACTGGATTCAGTTTCGATAAACCTATTACTTTTATTACAACATAGGAGGTGCTCATGCGAACCTTAATCTGCCTCTTTTTTTTATCAGCCTTGTGTTCTTGCTCCTGGTGGCAAATCGCGACGACCGTGGTTGATATAGTCGAGGATCTGCCTCAGGATTCAGAAATTGAAGAGAATCTGGAAGCGTATCTCGAGGAAGAATGGGATATGGAAGAAGGATCGTTGGACCTGACCCCCTTCTCTCCTGAAGATTGATGCACTTATACCCACTTATAGTGGGTTATAGCAAGTTTGTGCTATAAGTCGGTCGTAAAAGAGCTCGCCCTACTGCTGCAACAAAACTCCTAGTAAGCAAATTACAGCTACCCCCGCCACGATCCTCAGGCAAGCAAAATTCTATCGGTTGTCTTCTTCGTCAACAACGGTGGCTTGTTTTATCGAGCCATCGTAGCCATAGGCAAAGCTTCCTTTGAAGCCCATAGTGCATGATGTGCATAATACTGCCATCAGAACAAATAATGCTAAAATCTTCATAAAAACCTCCATTTAGGTTATTTGAGTTTATACCAGGTGTCCGCTATCATTAAGCCACCCACAACAACAATCATAAGTGATATTGATATAAATAGCGCCATAATACTCTCCTACTTTTCAAGTATGCTTCCATGTTTTGTTGTTTATTATTTGGCATATATTGCTATCGCATACGTCAAATAATTTAGCTAAATAAATTTGCGTATATTTACCTGTAGAATAAAGCCTCTTTATCTCTACTATTTGTTTTTGAGTGAGTTTTGCATTCCCACATTCTTCACCTTTTAGTTTGGAGTGTGACTGTCTTCCCTTTTTAACTTTGTCATGAGCATTATCAGCATGCGTTCCGAGAAAAAGATGGGAAATCAAAACACAGCGGGGATTGTCACAATGATGGCATATTATCATGTTCCACATCTCTTTATCGAACCTTTTACAATGTTTCTCAAAGGTTTTATTGTCTCTCTTCCACAAGAGCAAATACATCTTACTAAGGAACGATTGTCATAATCGCTTCCAGAATATTCCAAGATTTTCAATTCACCATACTTTTTTCCTATAAACGACAATACATTCATGTTAGACTCATATCTTCCTTGGCAAAAATTAGAACAAAAATGTTTTTTCGTTCTTTTTATATGTGCAGCATATTTTTCAAATTGTTTTCTGCAGAATTCACATGTAACGAGTGGCATAAAACCTCCTCTACTAACAATTTTTTGTATCACAAAGCTCTATATTGCCAAAATCCTATTCCTGATTTCCTGAACTTTTTGAGATCATTTTCGGTAATTGCATAAGCCTCATAAAGCTTCTTTGTGTCAACGTTTCCTTTTTTATTGACTCGTGTTACTCTGAGGATTGGTCCCACCTGAAAGTTTCCATCATCACTCCTATCAGCAATGCGCTTCTTGAGGGATTTCTCTTTTTCCAGAAGATTCTTTATTGTCTCACTTAAGGCAACCAACTCTTCAGCCTCTTTAATGGCTTCCGGATCATCGATGTACAGGCAGTCTTTACCGGAGAGGGGTGGTTCAACATCTTTCAATACAAACTCCTTCCAGAAAGAGGTTATCTCAGGAATAAGAAGAGTCTCAATGAAGTGCGCATCTCTTGACAATCGCATATATGCGATCTCTCCGTTGATATATGAAACAATGTATGCAGTATCTGCGGTATCGCATACCGCAAACTGGTGCATGATTTGAGCATAGTACTCGGGATATTCCTCCATGAAAAGAGGCAAGTTCTCTTCTTTCAGGATTTTAAAAAGCTTCATAGTCCTTGGACACTTAAATTCGGCTATCTCCTTGAAGTCCTTGCTTACCCCATCAAAGGAAGCTCTTATGTACGGAAGTTCATCATGTATTCCGCATAGTGATGGAAACGACTTTCCTATTATCATTTCGAATGCTGCCCTAGCAGATGGTTCTAAATCAATTCCTCTTTGCATATCCACATTGGTAAAATCAGGGAATGCTCTTTCCGTCTTTATTTCCCATATGTCTTTTGGGGTTTTATATCTTGATGTTCCCAAAACTGCAGAGGCTTCTGATGCGCCAATACCTTCTTTGCGAAACGCATACCATTCATCGGATCTCTGTTCAACGTCAACTATTTTCATTTTTCTTCTCCTTGTCTTTGATCAGTTGCTTTATTGTCTTAACCACCTTCTCGTATTCTGCAACAGGGATGTTTTTGAGGAAATAATAAGCAGCTTTTATCTTATCGCGAATGTCTTCGTGTCCATTTATCAAACCTTCAATGGTCTTTATTTGTTTTTCAGATAGTTGTAGCTCTTTAGACTTGGAATATAACTTATCATTTTCTTCTTTTTTGTCGTCAACATCTTCATCCGATACAATCCCCAACATTGCGCTCAATGCATACCGACGATAATAGGTGATAGCTGTACCCACTTCCTGAAACTTCTTTGCAGTAAACTCAATGAGAGTCTTAGATTGTATCATTTGTCCCGATGTATGATGTAGTTGAGTGATTATGTAATTTCGCCCCTCTTCACTTTCCACAAGTTGTATCAAGGCAAAGCCATTTTCAGCTAATGGTTTTCGGATCATATCCCAAATATCTGACAGATCAGCATAAGTGAAATTATACCCTTTTCGCTTTTTTTCGACAGTAGTCAAAGAGCCCTGAAGCTTACACAACGATACGTATATGCTTTCTGGTGCGATTTCTATAACTTTCTCTTCCATGTTTTTTCTCCTTGTGACACAATGTCACTGTTCGCGTTTTTTACCCCATAAGGATGAAGGCTGACGTCATGTGTCAGTTATCAGTAGTCCGGTTGGGGTTTTTTATTGTCTCAAGTTTTCTCTCATCATATCACATTATCTCAAAAAGTAAAAGTAAAATCTGCACATCTCCTTCTAAACCTTGACAAAATATGCAAATATCCCTTATCATAATAAAAATTACACAGGAGGTTCTATGCACCTAAAAGAATTTATGAGAAAATATAAGATAACCCAAAGGGCTTTTGCCGATAAGTTGGGTATCACCGTGACACATCTTCGCATGTTGATGTTAAGGAAAGGCTCCCCCAGCAAGAGACTAGCGCACATTATCGAAGAAGTCACAGGTGGGAAAATTACCAAAGAGGAAGCTCTATTTCACGAAGAACCAGAGGAATACAGATGAAAATAAAGATCGCGGATTATAAGAAGAACATGAACGAATCTAAGATTAAAGGATTCGCTAACATAGAGATAACCGTAGATGGTTTTCCTCTAACTATAAACGGTGTGAAGATCATCGAATCACCGAAAGGTGGTAATTTCTATGCTTTGCCATCACGTGAGTATACGAATCAAGCTGGCGAAAAGAAATATAGTGCCGTTTGCGGTTTCTTCTCTAAAGATGGCTATGCGGAATTCCATGCAGGAATGACCGAAGCATTCAACAAACACTTCAACGCACCGGCAGGGCCACAGCCCGATGCCACTCCTCCACCCGTTCAATCATCATTCGATGATTCAGATGACGGACTCCCGTTCTAATCAATCCAAAGAAATAGCTCCTTGAGATTTTAGGGGCTAAGAACTAACCAAGTGAAAGAAAAAAATATCTTTGACTTTTGATTGTCAAAAATAACCTTACAAACTATCATTGTAACCGACTAAAATCACGTATATCATAATAGATGTATGTGGAATTATGTACAAGATGTAAGAGCATCTTGAACAACTGAATGCAGCAATGCAACAATGCAGATGCAAAAATCCAGACTTCGAAAGTCTAACATTTATCTGCATTTCCTACAACACAAATAAGTTAAAATAAAAGCTTTATGCTTTTAAAGGAAATCATATGAATTCATCACTACATCATAGTTTTGACATCGCAATTGCCGAAGAATATGGCATTGAAGAAGCAATTCTCATACATCATTTTCAGCATTGGATAATGATTAACAAGAGAATGGGAACGAACAAACATGAAGGTGCTACATGGACATATCAAACACAAAAATGGATCATCGCGCATTTTCCTTATTGGAAGAATAGGAAAAAGATAGAGCGTCTCATACGAAGTCTTATAGACAAAAAAGTGATAAAAACGGGCAATTTCAACAAATCCTCCTATGATAGAACGACTTGGTATGCTTTCAATGATGAACATAAATTCCTCATTGGAATACAAGAGGACAAAATGTTGTTCGAGGCCACATCTGAACCAATGGACACATCTGACCACTCGAATGGTCAAGGTTGTCCAATGGAGAGGATGAAAGTGTCCAATGGAATGGAAGGAAGTGGCCCTCCTATACCAGATACTAAAACAGATACTAAAACAAAGATAGATATACCTGACGGTATATCTTCACATCCACATAAAAAATGTGAACGTGACGACACAAATTCTGTCTTTTTTAATCGTACAACAAGTGAATTCGAAAACCTCAACGAGGAAAGAATGTCCAAGCTCAGGAGAGCATACCCTTGTACCGACATCGAGGCGGAACTGGTGAAAATCAAGCTGTGGCTTGAGGAAAACCCAAAGGGCAAGAGGCGCAAAGGGACATGGAAGTTTGTACTGGATTGGTTCTCAAGGTCATCAGAATATGCAAAATACGCTCAAGGTAAAAAGGTTGTGAGTGATAAATGTCCGAAAAACTACGAATACGGACATTTAAAACCTAGGAGAATGTCATGAAAACACTCCAAGAGATATTACATGCGAATTATGGCGACTTCATGTCGAAAGATCAACTTCCCGAGCTAACCGAAGGTACGATAATTTGTGCAATCATGGACAATGGTGTACCGGTGTTCTGCACACCAAGGTTCTCAAAAGGTATAACTTGTCCCATGTGTGGCTTCGATGAAGGATACAAAGTCAATGATCCAGGCGGATATTGGTGGGCATGCCGTAGGAATGAATGCATCCAAAAGAATGCCAAAAGAGTCGAGTACACTCCACCAAAAGCCAATATTGAGGAATGTCTAACGAAGATTGGTGTGCCTGAACGTCTCTTGTCAGCTTCATTTGATAGTTGGTTGCATTCAGAGAGCCTTAAGTCTGAGCTGATAAGCTATTCAAGGAATCCGAAAGAGTTCTACGTTTTCATTGGCAAAAATGGAATTGGAAAGTCTTATTCCGCTTCGGCAATCATCAGAGAATACTTTGAACGTAATGGAGAATATCCACTTTTTTACAATGTGAGTAGCCTATACCAAGAGTGGCTTTCTAATGTTAAGTCTCCACTCAAATTGATGTATAAGCTCACGAGAACTCCCTTGCTTGTTCTTGATGATCTTGGTACGCGTACACCATCCGAAGCATTCTGTGATTTCATCTATCTTGTGGTCAATAGTCGCTATTCTGACCGAAAGGGAACCGTTGTAACAACGAATATGGATGTCAATGAGTTAGAGGACAAATTTGGGAAGGCGATAGTGAGTCGATTGTTTAGTGGTGAATATATAGAGATGGAAGGTGAAGACCTAAGATCAACAAGGAGTTAAAATGGAACAGGCCGTTAAACCCACAGAGGACGCTCAGATTGAACGATCTTAACGAAGATACAGGATTGTTCACGTAAAAAAGAAAGTTGAACAGGGAGCCTTATATGAAGAAACAGAAGTACTATGCCCAACCCACTATCGTTGATGATATCAGATTTCCAAGCAAACTTGAGGCAAGATACTACTCAAAACTGAAACTTCTCCAAAAAGCTGGAGAAATAAAATACTTCCTCATGCAAATTCCATTCCGACTTCCAGGGAAGGTCACATATCGTTGTGATTTCATGATAGTTAACAATGATAATAGCATAAGATACGTGGACACAAAAGGTGTCGAAACACCTGTGTTCAAAATAAAGAAAAGGCAAGTGGAAGCTCTATATCCTGTTGTGATAGAAATAGTCAAGAACTGAGATCACTCTTCGCTGGCTTTGACCACTTGAGGCGATGGATCTGCGCTGGGATAGTCTATACCATCCATGGTAATGAGTCCTGTCGGAATCAGCGTATCCTCAGCAACCTTACGTGGATTAACTAAATAAACTTCAATTTTCGTATCGTCCTTTTTTAACACCATGTCAACTTCAATTGAACCGTCATATTTAACATCAATGGATATACTTTCGATAATACGTTCTTCAATTCCTAAATCGACAAGTATAGAAGCTATCACCATCCTGGGTAGGTCATCTTTCTCGTATATAATCTTCATCAATCTCTCCTTGTAGATATTGTTTGTATAATTCTTCAAAATAATCGCAAGCATAATCATCAACATACATTTCAGCATGGATCTGCTCGGTCCTTGCTTCGACATAATCATCTATTTCTGTGTTTTTCAAACCCATAAACCCCCTTGCTCCATGCTTCTTTCATTAATTTGTTTAATTCATCTCGCGCTTTTTGCGTATCCCCAAATTCCTGTATAACAAGTAAGCAAGAGGCTAAACAAAATCTGTAGCATATGTTCGCTGAATTTATACCCGATTCAACCCAGAAACGTATCATGTTCACACACAAACTATTAAGAACCTTCATGTCGCCATCGATATCTCGTTTCATAAATCTCCTATGGTGTAAGAATGTATGCCTTCACATGATCAACGAATAAATCGTCTTCCGTATAACCATCTTTTATAGCATCTTCAGTCAATTTTTCAATGCATGTGCATTCATCGTCTTCTGCATATCCGCATTCGTAACCTCCTTCTAAAGGCGCAACACTATTTTGCTCTTCATCAGAGGCAAGAACGACAAGTCTATCTCCATCAACAGACTGTAACTCATCAATTAGTTCTTTGACTAACATTAGCTCTCTCCTTGTTTTTCTTCACTCAACAGCAGCTCAAATGCTCGGAGGGAATCCCCAGCTAAGCCGATAACACAAGCTTTCCGTTGATAGCATCCATTATAACATATAAGTATAATTTACACAAAACAAAAAGTAATATTTGTCAAATCGCAGTCATACGGTATTAGACAAAGTAAACATGCTTTTTAAGGGTAACATGCAGAAGATTATACACATACGCTTGTTGTTTTATGGAACACTAACGACTGAAACAATAATTCTCATTTGGCTTTTTTCTCTACACATTTAAAAGCCATTGTTGTATAATGTCCACATACCAACCGAGGCAATAAAGCCTCGCAAACCATAAGGGATATCAAATGTTAGAACTGAATTTCAAGAACATTTCAAGAGACAAAAACGGTTTCCATAAAGTCAAATATGAGACTATGGAAAAGAAAGGTGATGCTGTCATCACCAGCTCTATCGTTATCATACTTGAGGATACGGAGATCTCTCCATCCGAACCGTTCGAAGCAATTTTAGAGAAATGTAGCGATATAGCAAAGAAAGAATATGTCAGAAAATAACGAAGAATCATGGACAAAGTTTGTAGACAAATCTCCTGAAGAAGGTAGACTTATCGAAGCCAGATTCTGGGCATATGGCAGAGTAACCGAAGCCTATGCCTTTTATCGCAATGGGAAAATCTATACGTCGAGTTCGCCTAGAGGCAAAGAGAATCTAATATCATGGAGATGAAAATGAATAACCTCAACTGTTGCCTCCCCATCATTAAGTGGATCTTCAACTGCGAAGACGATGAACCCATCTCTCGGGCAGAATCGCCGCCAGCCAAAAGAGTTGTGCAAGCAAAGGTGAAGGCAAGCACCGACCACATCTTTAACAAGAACCGACAGGTATACCCAAAACAAAAGCCTAGGGGCTTCCAGGTGATTCAATTCACACGAGATCCATATGTCCAGAGCATAGTCCAAAAAAAGATGGATCAGCGCAAAGCTAAATCAGACGCATGGGGAAAAATCCACAGAGAAGGAGATATGAAAGAATGAGTAAATACCCAGACAGAATACCATATGATTATTGGATCAATTCCCAACTTTCGATTGCCAGGTTTTCTGGATGCTGTACACTTAACGGTGATCGTTACGAATGCGATTACGACAACTGTAAGACGGAAATCAACGATGAGGGAGAGACTATGTACTTTCCTGATTTGGTCAAAGTTGAGGTGAACGATGAATGAAAATATTATTCTCGCAGCGCAAATCATCGGCTTGCTTAGTGCCGGTTTTATCGCTGGAAGTATCGCTTCGCTCTTTCTTGTTCGAAAAAAGCTCTGGGAATTTGTCGAAGTGGTAGATAAACAGGGTGAAATTATTAAAGACTATGAGAAAATAAGCGATAAACAAAACGAGATTATCGTGAAATATCGAAATATGCACCTGGAGGTGAAAGATGAAACTGATCAATGACGTACTCGCATGCGCTTGCTTCAAGCCAAAGCCGAAAGCACCCCCACAACATGAACGTACTCGTAGCTCAGTAACAAACTATCAAAAAATTCAACGCATCCTCGCCAGGTATGGACTTGCAAAGATTGCCGTTGACTGGGAGGAAGAATGAAAATAAGCGATAAACAGTTAACATATCTCATGCAAGTTCTCTATGATTCTTTGAAAGTTAGAGATACCAAAGAATTTTCATTGAATCATGATGGAAGGGAACTGCTCTACAGACAAATCGTGAATCAACAGAGTGGTAAGCCCGTTGAACGCGAGCAAGATCAAGGCGGTGGGAAAACAACATACCCCCTTCGTTACGCCTATTTCGACGACAAAGTAACCATAGGTGACAGACCTGAAGGCATCACAAAAGAGGTGGAAGATGAGTGAAATGAAAAAAGGCAAAACAGGGGGCGGTTTCACCTGGGTTGCATTCAAAGATCGATATGCTGTCGGATGCCGTATAGCTGAAAGCAGCGTTACTTCAGAGGAAGCCATTGTGTTAGGTACAGACGAAAGCCCGATGCACCTAACAAAAGAGATGGTCGCGGATCTAATCCCATATTTGATCGGTTTCTTAATGCATGGAAATCTCAATAGAAACAAAGACGAGGATGACGATGAGTGAAGAAGAATGTAAAAAAGCCCTTGGGGTATTAATCAATAATCTCGAAACAGGTGGACTAGATTTTAGACCAATTTCTTATGAGTTTGCCATAAAACTAGCAACATTCGCAAGAATGGTTCACGGGGGAATGACATGCGAAGAAGCACAAAAATGCCAGGAGGAACATGAGTAAATTCAAAATCGAAGATGTGAGGATTGATACATATGTCCCACGGGGATACCCCCATTTAGGACGTATGTTTGGGATAAGATTAACGCACATGCCCTCGGGGTACGTCGAAAATTCCGAAGGCGACGAGAGTCAATGGAAAAAAAGAGAAGAATCTCTAGCAAAACTGAAAACAAAGGTGGAAGATGAGTGAAATAGAAGATAGTGAAACAAAAATTATAAGAAGAACGAAGAAGTATAGGAAAAAACCAATCGTAATCGAAGCATTGCAATTGCGGTGGGATACTTGGGACGAAATGTGTGAATTCGCAGGAGTTGGTAAGCTGGAAGATGACAAGCCAGCAGGAGTAATGTTGCCCAATAATCAAATCGGAATTAATATTCCTACACTCGAAGGGGTGATGACCGGAGGAGAAGGAGACTATATCATTAAAGGAATCAAAGGGGAGATGTATCCAATTAAAGAAAGTATATTTCACGAAACATATGAAAAGGTGGAAGATGAGTGGTCTCGTAGAATTAGAACATAAATGGTTTACAGGACCAAAAGGCTGTGTAGGTGTTGTGTTTGCTTTCGATAGAGTGACCGATATTTATCATGGTTATATTGGCGTTGGTGATGGGCTTAATGAAGATGCTGATATCAGGGATATCATTAATCATGGTTGCCGTCTCAGGCAAAGCGAAACACTTGCTATGATAGGAAGCGAAAAAGCAAGGAAGCTCATAGAATCCATACCGAAGGAGAGGTGGAAGAATGAGTGATCAACTATGGATGGGCTTTATTTTGCTCGTAATGATAGGGATATTCTTTTGCTTATTTCAATCTGCTAAGAATAAGGATTTGATTATGCGACTTGATGTTCAGTTGCTCGAAGTAAAAAAGGTCATAGAGGATATCATCGGTATCCTCGATATGCTAGATAAGAGGGGGAAGGATGGGTGAAGAACTTTTGAGTTGCCCCTTTTGTGGGCGTGATAATGTCATTGTGAAAGTAGATGAAAACGATTGGGAAGAATCCTTTTACGTATGGTGTATGCAATGTGATGTGTTTACTGACTCCGGCACCCATGAAGAAGTGGCGAAACACTGGAACACTCGAACACCGTAACTACTAATTTAGTAGGTCTTAGTAGGTTTTGACATTATGATTAAAAATATATTCGCTATACACGAAACATATGAAAAGGTGGAAGATGAATGAAAAAGACAAGATGTTCCACTTGCAACACGATGGCGAAGAATGGGACACCTATATTCCCGTTTGCCCCCATTGCTACAAGGATTGTAGCTCAACAGTTGAAGAAGGAAACTACAAGTTAGGAGACAATGAGACAGAGTGCGAGCATTGCAAAAAGAAGTTTTGGTATGAGGCCGATGTCCGTTTCTTCTCAAGGCGAAATCCTTAACCGTAACTACTAATTTAGTAGGTCTTAGTAGGTTTTGACAAAAGGCCCCAAGGTGCTAACCGATGGGGCCAGATGTCTACTTGTCCCTACGTAAACGCAACGTCTCGCTATGCACCAAACCCAGAACAAAGCCCACTGCACAACTCAATACACTCATGAATAAGATTAGCATGCTCTCTCCTTGTTTGTTTATTCTAAGTTCATTATTTTTTCTTCGATACTACCCAACTCACATATCTCATGATAAAATCTTTCAAGAAAATGACCGTCCGCTACCTCGATACAAATATTTCCACGAATGCGCGCAAGTGATTCTCTCACAACCTCGCAGTTTTCATTCTTTTTGCTAATTTCTTCACGAATTAAATTCAAGATCCGTGTCTTCATGCTGTCATCCTTTTCTTTCCTCGTGTCAACCCCTAACATTGCCGCAGCGATTTCGCGCTGCTTCTCCTCGGGTAAATCGCCAATCTTCATGCTCTCTCTCCTTATGTTTCTATTTCAAAAACTCCGCTAATATTTTCAAATCCTCTGAAGTCCAACCAATTACATACGCACGCATAAGATCCATTCTTGTTTTATGGAGTGCATTGTCATCAATATTACCATTAGGCATCCATTCTAAAAATTCTTTGTTTTGACAGGGTGCTCGACCTAAACCAGATCTAAATGCGATTATTCCCATTTCTTCCGCTTTTTCTTTTGTCTGCTTCATGTTTCCCCCTCCTCAATCTTTAACACTGCTGAGAATACAACCACCTTCTCACAACCATTATCATCGTCATATTCATCTGTAATTCGAAACGCATTACCTCTCCCTATCACTTTGTGGTCGAGGACAACAGCGATCTTCTGCTGCGAATCAACATCGTGACACACCATATAATGCGCATCATGATCAGAGAACATAAAAACATCTCCTATCTTGCAATACATTAACAATTTCTTCTTTTTCATGCTACTATCTCCTATTTCCAGAAATTAATGTGTTTTGCTGGGTCATAATCTTCCCAGTAAAAGATCTTTGTATTCTCCCCTCCACTAATTGATGCACACTCTTTACAACGATAACTGTAAAAAATACCACTCTTTGTAAGGACGCTTTTTGATAGACCTACCGTTACGGCTACTCTACCACATTCATGACCATTCGTTCCAGGGGGCGCAAATGTACATTTCTTCTTTCTCATAATCTTCTCTCCATGTTTTTCTATTTAAACGTTATTGCTAGGTATACCCAAATTATCCAAAAACAAAATGATATCCCCCCCCTCAATAATTAATACTAATTTGAACATGCGCTCACTTAACATCTTTCGATCTGCTAAAGTTTTGCGCCCCTAGCATAAATAAGCATTTACTACCTAACTGACGATATATCTCATGTGCTGGTGTTGTCATGCTCTCTCCTTAAAATTGTTGTATTATGAAAGTCTTCTATTGTTTGATACCTAAAATTCTCGACATCTTCACTCATCTCTAAACGGTTCTCATGACAAAAATCAATCGTAGCAAGATAAGTGTTGCCACAGAAATTTAGCGTATTGAAAATAAGATCTTTCAATTCTGCTTTCAGCGTGTTATCTAATACTATCTTCATGCTCTCTCCTTGTTTTGTTTGTTAAGCTAACACTTTCCGTGTATTGGTCTTGATGTTTGCACTTCCGTGCATAACCCTTATCTCATCCAGAGTAAAACGCTTCTTGCCTCGCTTGCTGTAAGCTCCTGTGTGGAAATACCAAGCACTCTTTTTCCTTGCCCACTTGAAATCATTCCGCTTTAAAACATCTCGTACCTCTCTCGTGTTCCCTGTTAGCCATAGCCATGTCCCGCACAATTCTATTTCAATGCCCTCGATGCCCAAGATTGCATAAAGCTTCTCGCGTAGCTCTCTGTCTTCCTTCAACAAATCCTCTACATCCATACCCTCGTATTCTGTACCGGACTTCTTGTAATTCTCACGGAAACCTTTCTCATATTCCTCATTTATAGCTTTCATATCTTCACTACAACCGCCCAAGTCGGGATGGTTTTTCTTGGCTAACTCTTTATACCTCTGCTTAAATTCATCCTGTGTCTGGCATCCTACAAAATAGTTCATACTCTTCTCTCCATGTTTTTGTTTATTGTCTCGCAGATTGACGACCAAAAGGCTTAAATTCAGCTTCTCCCTTCGTGTAACACCCCAACACAAATGGGTCGTAATCTGTGTAACGCTCTTTAACCGCTTCTCTATATGTGATCTCAACACAAGAAAAATCATAGTCGGATCTTTCTAAAAGATATTTATTTCTTTCGTTAAAACTTGAAAAACTAATGATCCTCTTGCTATTAGCAAATCCCTGCCCTGGATTTTGTGCCGTGACAAACCAGTCTATTCTTGCGTAGTATCTTTTTTTTGCCTTATTCATAATCTTCTCTCCATGTTTTGTATATCATCGCTGAAACCGGAGCCTCAGCCCCTTTTTCGTTCTTTTCATAACACAATATCATGTGTCACACATAAAGTGCAAGTTAAACTTGTACAAATAATACTGTTGACACAAATGACACCATACCATACGCTCACCCCGTGAACTGCACATTCTAATCACAAGGTGTGCAAGCTCTCCATGTTCCCCCGCTTGATTGCGGGGGTTTTTTCTTCTTCCCATAAATATAACTTTTATTCTAATATCGCAGCTTACCGAGGAGGTTGCTATATGGCTAAAATTGGGAGACCTACCGAGTGGACGGAAGAGAGGATTAAAGTTGAAGCTAAGGCATTGCTTGAATGGTCGCTTAGCCCTAGAGCCTGGACTTTAGAAGGCTTCTGCACACGCAGAGATGAACCATACACACGAAAACAAATGCATTTAATATGCGAAAAAAGCGAAGCCTATTTACACGCGTTTTTGATAGCAAAGGACAGAATACGCCAAAATAGAGAAGAGGCTTGCGCTGCAGGTGACTTTAACACAGGGGTTTACCAAAAGACCTGCACTTTCTATGATCGGAAGAATGCAAAAGAAGAACAGAGTCTTGCGTGTCATTTTAAGGACATGGATCGAGCAAAGCGTGATGCTATCAAAGATGACACAATCGACACGCTCAAATCAGCAAACGATGCGATCCAGGGGACGGTTGACGATGCCAAGTGATGGGCTAACATTACATGACACATCTGGCAATGAGATCACTGATCCTAGGTGCGATTGTGGCAAGCGAGCTGACACGTGTATGATGGGGAGTGATGTTCATTTGTGGATATGCAACGAGTGCTTGTATGGTAGAGAGGCAAAGGTTCAGCCGATAGTGTGTATAGAGGGTTATGAGTCTGTTATTTTGAACCCTGAATGGACTATCGATTTAAGGGAGATGATTAATGTAGACCTTAGTGCGAAGGAAGAGAAACTGGTGGTGGACGATGACAAGTGAGTTGGAACGCTGGAAAAAAGATTTCTTCGAAGTATTCACGAGTATTGCAGGGTGGAAATGCAGTATTACAAAAAAAAACTGGAAAGGAAAGCCGATTGTTTTTATAGATGAAGACTATACAGAAGAGGATCACATACTCTTACTTCAAAGAGATAATAAATGGCATGTAACGTTTAGCACTCTGGGGACATCTATTAAGGGGCAAGCCACAGGCAAAGATTTGTCTGATGTAGTGTGGGCGGCATTTAGACGTCACAGTTCCAAGTGGCTGCATAGGGGACGGGAGTGAGAAAGATAACCAAGAAAGCTTATTACAAGAAGCCACAACATAATTGTCCCTGTTGCGGTTGGCAAGGATTCTATGGCACGAACCGCAGGAAATGGCTAGGTTTTAAACGGTATGGCAGATAACCGCGAGGAGATGCAAGAGAATGTCATAAGGACGCTACGTAACAAGCAGTGGAGATTGTCGCATCTCTACAAGATCAAGGACAAGCAAGGAAAGGTTGTCAGGTACACACCCAACGAAGCACAACAATATCTCTACGATCACAGGCACAGGCGTAACATTATCCCGAAGGCCCGGCAAAGAGGTCTAAGTACCTGTATCTTAATCGATTACCTCGATACGATTTTATTCACCCCCTATTACAAAGCTGCTACCCTGGCGCACCGGGAGCAAGATTCGCTGAAGTTGTTTTCGTCTAAGGTCAAGTTTCCATATGACCACATCGATCCGAGACTTAAGCCTTACATCCCTCGTTTGTATCGAGAGACAACCTCCCTGCTGGAGTTTTCCAACGGTAGCATATTCAGTGCAGAGACACGAGTTCGAAGTGACACAGTTCAGCGATTGCATGTCAGTGAGTTAAGTGCGCTTTTCGATCAAGATGCAGCTAGAGCAGAAGAGGTGAAGACAGGTGCTTTCCCTGCTGCTGAGCGTGGCATTATCGATGTAGAGTCAACGATGAAAGGCAGATATGGCACCATGTTCGAGTTGTGCGAACAAGCCAAGGATCTCTTTGATAGAAATGTTCCATTAACAGACAAGGACTTCAAGTTTTTCTTCTTTTCCTGGTATGGTTGCAAAGAGTATAGGCTTGAGATACCAGTTGAAATTGAGCCTGAGATGGAGCGGTACTTCGGTGATCTTGAGCAGAATTGCGGTATTGTGTTACAGGACGAACAAAAGTGGTGGTATATTAAGGAGAGAGAAATACTGGGAGATCTGATGAAGCAAGAATATCCTGCAACGTATGAAGAGAGTGTCGAGGTTGCAACGGACTCGATGTATTTTGGCAAGCAGATGGTGAGGGCCAAGCACGAGGATCGTATCTGTCGGATACCGTACAATTGTCAGAGCAAGGTATATGGAGCGATGGACATAGGTCACAAGGATGCAGCTACAGCGTGGACGTTCCAATTTGATGGCATGGAGATAAGATTCTTGGATTACATAGAAAGGGAGGGGGAACACCCCATATTCTTCCACAACTGGTTTGATTCACTAGAATATTCGGTGAAGACGTTGGGTTTGCCTCACGATGCGAAGGCTGTTCGTTTCGGTCAACCTGATGCGGTGGATGTGCAGTTCAAGAATCTGGGATATGACGTAACGGTATTGGATAGAGATGAGCATGAGATATTCGGCATCAACAAGGCTAGGGGTATGTTCAACCAGTGTCGTTTCAACGTTCCGAATTGCAAGCGTGGCTTGGAGTGTTTAGACAAGTTTCGCAAGGGTTGGAATGAGAAGCATCAGTGTTTTACAGCGTTATCGGTGCATGACCAATATTCCCATGGTGCTAAGGGATTTATCTATGCACTACAGTTTGCGGAGATAGTGAGGGGGCGGGGTTTCCAGATATCAAGAGACGACTACAAGAAGTTAAAGGAGCGACACCGGAAGGTGATATGAACACAGCACATTTCATTAAAGAGGTAGAAACAAATCTTGGTGGTTATATCCAGAGATTATTTAAATTATCTCCACCTTATAAAGAGCATAGTCATTGCATCATAACGGAGAGATCAACGAGGGGCAAGGGACCAGAAACACATTGTGTTCCGGCAACGCCTGAGGGAGAGATTGCCAAATTGGAGCTTTTAAGTGGGATCAATGGTTCAACCTGTACAGGTAAGGTTTTAGAGAAAATGGGATATACTTGGGAGAAAGAAGATGAAAGGGCCTTGGGATAGATTGTCTACTAAGGACAATGAATATGTTATTGAATGCCAACATTGTGGTCACAGCTATATACGTCATTACAGAGTGGACGTTTACGAGAGAGAGGATGATTCCCCAGGGGGAAGACATATCTTGATAACACAGCCATATACAACATGTAACGAGGATATGACGGGCAATCCTAGTTGGAGAAGACACGGTTTAAGGATACATTTGGAATGTGAAGCTTGTGGAAAAACATCAAAGATTGCCATACATCAGCATAAAGGACAAACCTTTCTTGAAAGGGGATAAGGAGTGTCACCGTAAGGTGATTTAACCTTATTGCTGACGTTAGCAAAATGGTTACAAAAAAGCCGACCACGAGGCCGGCTTCTAACAAACTGTTATGTTGTATACACTTATTACGGTGTTAGTGTGACATATCTTTTTTTTATCTTGCAACGTTAAAATCATATATTCAGTTCTCTATCTTAAAAGTGTCACTCGTAGTGTTTTTCCATATGTTCACCTAATGTTCACCTTTTCTCTTGCAATATTAAAATTATATATATTTAATGGTTGATGAAAGTAAAGCAGCTTTACAACCGATGTAAAGCGGTGGCTTTCGAGAGGCACAAAGGCCATTGTGCTTCAATCACGTAACGTCCCTCGTAAGGACATACCAAAAGGTTTTTATGGAACCGAATCAAGACGTATTGTCGCCCGTCCCGACAGATGAAGCGAGCGTAGATCAGGGAGTCGCTCAACCTGAAGCTGACGAAAGTCAGGGATCTGAGTCAGGCGGTAAAGAGTACAACTTTCGGGCACTTGAAGCAGAGCGTGACAAGTACCGGAGGGAGTCAGAGGACTACCAGGCTCAGGTAAAGAAGAGTGATGACATGGTTAGTATGTATAAGGCTATGGGTTATCAGTCTCAGCAGAGTCCAGGCTACCAGCCACAACAACAGCAACAAAATCAATCCTTTGGTGGGATAAGTTTTGATGATGCTGTTGACAGTGAGTCGTTTAACAAGCTTACTGGATATATAGGGCAACAAGCTGAGCAGATAACGCAACAGACTAAGATGCAATCTGAGCAAATGGAGCAGATGGAACTTAAGATGTTGGATCAGAACTGGCGTACTACCATCGACAAATATTTACCGGGTGCTATCCGGGAAGATCCAAGTATTGCGGACACGATAAAACATTCACCGCAAGCGTGGAAATCAGCGTACCACTTCGCTACGAGAAACATGGATTATCTTAAGGACAAGATGGCGACGAATCAGAGTAAAGAGGCAGAGCGCATGGTAAAGAATGCGGATAAGCCTAAGACATTAGGGAGTACAGGGGTTCAATCTAATGTTGGGACTCAGAAAGATGCGTTTAGGATGTCGGCTGAAGAGTTCGCCAATGTCAAGAAGAGTATAAAAGACGGTACGTACAAGGGATAGGGGATCTTTTAGGGTAGTGTCCTTCAAAACAGAGGACATAAAATGCCTACAGGTATTACGACCTATAATGACATTCTTCCAGGTATTCGCAATGTTTACAAGCGTGAGATGTTAGAGCAAGCGGAATTAGAGCTTGTTTACATGCTTTTTGCCAATACTGATTCAGTTCCTACTAGGAACGGGGATGGGATAGAGTGGAATCGTTACGACAAGTTTCCTGTCGTTACAACACCGTTGACAGACGGTGTCTATGGTGCTCCAAGAAAGGCAGTAAGACGACCTATCATAGGTAAGTTAGAGCCTTACGGAGATTATTCTACATTAACCAAGAGGACAGTCAACACCAACTTGGAAAGTGTAACGATGAGTTACATGACCAACTTCGGTATGCAGTTTGGGGAAACGATTGACACTCTAATGCGTGAAACGCTTTACGAGGGGACAAGTTACCTGAATTGCACCAACGGTACGTCTGGAACTCCTGGAACATTAACGGAAATTACAACTACTGACATGGGGATTGCTGTAAAGCAATTGCGCAGTAACAGTGCGAAGATGTTAGCACCTATGATTTCCGCATCTAAGAATATTGGCACAGGCCCAGTATCAAAAGCATATTTTGCTTTTGTGCATACTGATATGCGTGACGACATTCGAGAAATGAAGAACTTCCAGAATGTTCGGGATTATGCAGGACAAAAGACCACATATGAGATGGAATTAGGTGCTGTTGATGACGTTCGTTTCCTCGAGACTCAGAATGGTAAGTTGACAGGATCTACTTACAGTATTTTCATAGTTGGTAAGAATTCCTATGGTTCGATTGATCTGAGTGGAAATAAGCATAATGTATATCGCCATGGCTTTGGATCAGCTGGTTCAGCGGATCCGCATTCTATGATCATGAGCTTAGGATGGGACGGATACTGGGGTGGAGAGATGCTAAACGAGATGTGGGCAGTAGATCTACGTTGCGTACACACCTAAAATAAGGAGGATACTATGGAAAGACGAGCATTAAAATCAATTGTGTCCACTGGGTCAGCGATGAACATTGAGTTGGGATTTGTTCCGAATTGTGTTCATTTATTGAATCAGACGCCCTGGAGAGCTTTAACTGTTGATAGGGTGATAGAATCACGTTGGGACAGTCGGTTGGCCGATGCTGCGTGGTATGGTTATTCTACGCAGAATCCTGTTACGAATGGTATGGAACCTGTGCAGGGTTCGACAAATGGCTTTACGCCATATGATACGTATACGTTTGCTTCAAGGGATCAGTTACCAACAGGTATAAGCAAGGCGACAAGAGGTATTGTTACTGTTAGTGGAGGCCATGGATTTACGGCTGCTGCTAACGATGGTGATACTATTAGTTTCAACTTGTTACCTAGTGATTCAATGTATGAATTAAATGGTCAGAGAACGTCAATGACCTATATTAATTCAACGACCTTTTACATTGAGATTGATACTACAGGGTATACAACGTTTGACGCATCGACGACAAGAGCTGGGATTTTCCAGAACTTGACGGCTGATGATTATGCAAACACTGGATTTAAGGGTATTACGATAGGTACGGATCTAATAGGTTCTGGTAGTGACGTGCTGCTACTTGATGCTAGCTGGTACGATTCATTTGATCAGGTAACCTCTTAAGGTTTAGAGGCTATTAGGGAAGGGCGAAAGTCCTTCTCTTTAATTGTATGGGGGACAAAAGTTAAAAAAAAACAACTCTTCTTGTGGAACAACCGTGATTAGTAGTATAGTCACGTCGCAACCATAAGGAGGTTACAATGAGAACTTGCAAGACATGTTTACAGGAAAAAGACGAAAGCGAATTTTCAAAGGATCGAGTAAACAGAAAAGATTATGCATATGTGAAGAAGAATGGAACTGTCGAAGTCATAAGGCAGAAGAAATACAAGATACATGTATGCAAGGAATGCACTAAGAAAAGAGAAAGAGATCTTTATGAGCGTACAAAAGAGAAGAGAAGAAAATGGAAAAAAGAATTTTATCACGAGAACAAGGAAAGATTGATACCACACAATGCCCTCAAGATGAAGAAATGGATAGAGAAAAATCCAGAAAAATTTAAAGCTCAGAAAAGAAGGTATTACAAGAACAACAAAGAAAAAATACAAGCAAAAGACATGGTGTTTAGAGCGATCCAAAATGGTGAAATAGTTAAACCTGACAGGTGCCAATCTTGTAGTAAGGTGGGATATGTAGAAGGGCATCATCATAACTACGAATTTCCTTTAGAGGTTACATTTGTTTGCAGAAGATGTCATGCAGGATTGCATATGATGATAAGAGAGCAAGAGAAAACATAACTTGGAGGGGGTGGGTGTTTGGATTTACCTTGTGCCCGCCTCTCCATTAACAATTAAGGAGGCTATATGCCAAGGCAAGTAGGGGACAAATTAGGGGAAGATGGAAAGTACCATGCACCATCAGTTCATACGGGTGATACATCCTCAAAGAAGAAGTATTTATTTGAGAACAGGCGTCAGCCTGGTCAATCATTGAAGTTTTTTGGTGGTAATTGTCCTGTTAAAGGTAAAGGCCCACAAGAAGGCGACATGAAGGTTTACGAGATAGAGCATGGCGAAGAGGTAGAGTTGACGGAAGAAATGGCCCACCACATCAAGAATAAGGGAAGATTGAAGCCAATTACGGAAGAGAACGAACGAGGAGAAGTTCGTCAAACAGGAAGATTTTACAGAGACAGGCGTTTTGATTTATATGAGGTGTAATCATGGCGGAAACGGTAGCAGAGGTAATGACATTAGCTAGAGATGTATCGCAGCAACAGAGTACTACGGGTTATACCAATGCGACATTGCTTACGGATCTCAACAGTTTTTATCAAAATCAGTTTCACATTGATATTGGCATGGGTTCAATCACAACGATGTGGAATTTCCAGACGTTGGCGAATGTTGACGAGTATGCGGTATCGGAGAAGTATCGATTGATTAATGACAAAGAAGTGTTGATGAGTGGCAATGTCATTGACATGTATTTTGACAGGGTGTTGTTCGATCAATATTTCCCAGATGCGTATGTATCAGAAGAACCGCTAGGCAGTGTAACACGGACGGTAACAAGTGAGGCTTTTGCTACGGGGGATGGTGGCGCAGCTTATGCTGCGACTTCAACATATACGCCTATTGTTGCTGGCAGTTTAACGGTTGACGATACCAGTGGTGGTCAATCTATGACAGACGATGGTGCTGGAGCTTTTACAGGAGATGGAACGGGGAGTGTGGCTTATGCATCAGGATCGATAAGTGTTACATTCAATTCGAACGTAACATTAGGCAATCCGGTAACGATAGATTATCAATATACTGAAACGGGTGTTGGTGATGGGAGTACAGTGACCTTTACAGGAACCTTGGTGAGTTCACCAGTAGTAAAGAAAAGCATGGTGGTAAACGATGATGTGGAAACGTTTAAGGATGTCGAGGGTACTGGAACTCTTACAGGTTCCCTTGGCGGAAGTGGTTCTATTGCGTATAGTTCTGGCGCTTATAGTATTACGTTTAATACTGCGCCTACTGATGGACAAAATATCATAGCAACGTATGCTCAGTATGAGGCAGCTCAGCCGAACGGTGTTCTTTACTATGATAATCTTTTGAAGTTCAGACCAATTCCAGATGGAACGTATGACATAAACATCCAGGTTGCGGAGCGACCAACGGCTTTAGCTCTTACTAGTGTTCTTCCGAATGTATTATGGGGTGATGCTTTAGCCTACGGAACAGCGATGGACAAGTTGAACCGTATGGGTAACGAGGAAGATGCTCTTTTT